TCGAAGCACTGGAAAGGGGAGCTGTCCTCCTTTTAGATGAGATAGATTTAGCATCCAATAAGATACTTTGCTTACAACCAATCCTTGAAGGTAAGGGTATTTTCCTTAAGAAGATTGGTAGGTTTGTTTCACCTACACCTGGATTCAATGTGGTGGCAACTGCCAATACAAAAGGTAAGGGATCTGACGATGGAAGATTTATTGGTACGAATGTACTTAATGAAGCATTTTTAGAAAGATTCCCTGTAACCTTTGAGCAGGACTATCCAGCACCTAATATAGAGACAAAGATTTTAGGAAGAGTTGCTGCTACTCTTGGTGTGACTGACACTGATTTCTGCAAGAGACTTGTAGACTGGGGTGACATTATTCGTAAGACCTTCTATGATGGTGGTATTGAAGAGATCATTAGCACTCGTCGTTTGGTTCATATTCTTCGTGCTTATTCTATTTTTAATGATAAAGTAAAGGCAATTAAAGTATGTATTAATAGATTTGATGATGAGACCAAACAGGCGTTTCTTGAGTTATATGATAAAGTTGATGTTGACTTTGAGTTATCTTCTTGATATAATGGAGGAAATGAAATGGCATGGTGGTTAGCTTATGAAGAACTTTATGGTGACATGGATAAGGAGTATCCTATTATGAGTAAAGATGATGTGACTATTTTAGGTGGAGATGAAGGCACAGTTACTTTTACTGGCATGAGTAGTGCAGTAGGAGCAGCAGATACTATTAATATAGGTTCACCTATATTTGGGGATGCCTCACCTGACACTATTAATTTTACAGGATCTCATGTAAGAGGTGGGATGGGTGAAGATCACATTTCATTTAATTATGATCCAGGTCTTGGTCATACTGCTTATAATGATCCTAAGTATTTTTCTTATGATTTTGGGGATGATCCTTATCCAACTATAGGTTCTGTAGATGATGTCTACAAGTATCATTTTCCAGCAGTACCTTCATTTAAACATGCTAAACCAGTACCAAATTTAAAGGATGGATCAAACCAGAAGTATCAAGAAGATAAAGGTATTGCAGACCTTAAATCTTATGTTTCTTCTACCTATAAAGGACATTATACAAATAAGAATTCAGATGTACAAACCCTTGATCTTATTCATTCTGTAGGTGATGCAGAATCTTTCTGTCGCTCTAATGCACTTAAGTATTTAAGTCGCTATGATAAGAAGGGATCAGCAAAAAATGATATATTAAAGGCAATGCATTACTGTTTACTCCTTTATTATTTCAGCGGCAATACTCAAGAACCTGATTACACTAACACTCGTTATGAAACTTTCTGATTCAACTCTTTCACTTCTTAAAAACTTTTCGACTATTAATCAATCAATCTTGTTTAAGCAGGGAAGTAAACTTCGCACTATGAGTGTGATGAAGAATATTCTTGCGGAGGCAACAATTGCTGAAGAGTTACCCAAAGATTTTGGTATCTATGATCTGGGACAGTTTCTTAATGGAATGGGACTTCATCATAGCCCAGAACTTGATTTTGAGGCAGATAATTATGTGGTGATTAAAGAAGGAAAGATGCGTTCTAAGTACTTCTTTGCTGATGCTAATGTGATTATTACTCCTCCGGAGAAACCAATTGAACTTCCAAGTGAAGATGTAACTTTTGAATTGAGTACTGATCAATTGGATAAGCTACTTAAGGCAGCAGGTATATACCAACTTCCAGATCTGTCTGTGGTGGGAGAAAATGGTGCTGTAAAATTGCTTGTAAGAGATAAGAAGAATGATACTTCAAATAGTTTTTCTATCGCTGTCGGTGAAACAGAATCTACGTTTGTCTTTAATTTTAAGGTAGAGAATATTAAGATTATTCCTGGTACTTATGAGGTAGTTGTATCACAGAAACTTTTATCACGGTTTACTGCAAAAAATTATGATTTGACTTATTACATAGCATTAGAACCAGATTCCACATTTGGATAATGCAGGTAATTGATAATTTCTTACCGGAGAAGCAATTTAAAATGCTTCAGGATATAATAATGAGCTATTATTTTCCTTGGTGTTATTGGTGGGGACGCGGTGAGGATGAGATTACAAAAGATTTCTTCTTTCATAATTTTTATAGGAAAGGAGAAACTCAACCTAGCGGTTATTTTAATATACTCGGACCTTCTGCACAGAAGTTGGTAGGCGGTGATGGAGAATTAATAAGAGTAAAGGCAGTTCTAACTACTCAAACAACAGAACATCATAATAGTGGATATCATCAGGACTATGATGATATAACTACTGCCATTTATTATATTAATACCAATAATGGATGGACAGAATTTAAAGATGGTGGTAAAGTTAAAAGTGTTGCTAATAGGATGTTAATTTTTGATTCTAATTTGATACATGGAGGAGTCAGTTGTACTGACGAAAAAACCAGAATTTTGATTAATTTTAATTATGCATGATCTCTCCAATATTCAGAAGGCTTCTTATGCTATTAAGATGGCTTATCCTGATTATAATAGTGGTACTATTTGTTGTATTCTTGAGATTGATACTATGGATTTGAATCAAGTTCATAGAGTTCATCTTGGGGTTTGGAAAGCAAATAAGAAACTTGGTTTAAGGGGAGGGTATAAGATTCATGCGTGATGAATTTCTTTGGGTTGAAAAGTATCGACCTAAGACAATTGAAGATTGTATTCTCCCAGAGAATATAAAGAAAACCTTTAGAGACTTTCTAAATAAGGGTGAAGTGCCGAATTTACTTCTTTCTGGTCCCGCTGGGTGTGGAAAGACAACGGTTGCTAAGGCACTATGTAATGAGTTAGGAGTAGATGTTTATGTCATCAACGGATCAGACGAAGGACGATTCCTTGATACCGTCAGAAATAATGCTAAGAACTTTGCGTCCACCGTATCCTTATCCAGCGATGCAAAGCACAAAGTCATTATCATCGACGAGGCAGACAACACCACTCCCGATGTACAACTCCTCCTCAGAGCGTCTATTGAGGAATTCTCAAGAAACTGTAGATTCATCTTTACCTGCAACTATAAAAATAAAATCATCGAACCGTTACACTCCAGGTGTGCTGTGGTTGAGTTCGCTATCAAAGGTAAACAAAAACAAGAAATTGCCGCACAATTCTTCAACAGACTTAACGGGATCTTGGACGGAGAGCGGATTCAAAGTGATAAGAAAGTCCTTGCAGAATTAATTAATAAACATTTCCCTGACTGGAGAAGAGTTTTAAATGAGTGTCAAAGGTATTCTGTTAGTGGGAAGATAGATAGTGGGATACTGGCTCACTTTAGTGATGTAAAAGTAAATGATCTCATTAAAAACCTCAAGGAAAAGGACTTTCCGCAAGTACGTAAATGGTGTGTCAATAATTTGGACAATGATCCTGCTGTACTTTTGCGCCGCATTTACGACAGTCTTTATGCTTCCCTTGTCCCTAGCACCATTCCTGCTGCTGTGCTTATTATTGCTAAGTATCAGTATCAAATTGCCTTCGTTGCCGACCAGGAAATAAACTTACTTGCATGTTTAACAGAAATTATGGTAGAATGTGAATTTAGATGAGTTTAAAAGATTACATTAAAGAACCAAGAAAGGACTGGGGTGATAAACAATGGTTACAACATGCCTGGGTTCAATCACATAATCCTTGGATTTCTGAAGAAGACAGGGAGTATTGGAGAGAGAAAATTAAGGAATTGACATGACACTAATGAGCAAAAAAGAAAAGAAAGAGCAGAAGCTAAGAGCACAAGTTAAGTCTCGATGGTACTATATTTTCTGGGGTACTGCTACGGTAGCAGTATGTGCTGGACAGATATTCGTAGGAAGTGGTTTTCGTAGAATGGCAGAAAGTTTTGAGGAGGTATTGGATTCTCCTATACGATTGGATTTGGGTATTCCTGGAATTCATAAATGGGAAGATGATGGTCTTTGGCATCCAACACATCCTCCTCAAAGAATATAATAATGAGAATACAGTGGACTACTGTACTATTCATGACAGTAGTACACATACTTGCTTTAGTGGCATTACAACCTCAGTATTGGAGTTGGGGATCCTTATCCGTACTTCTTATTCTTTATTGGGTTACTGCGTGTCTGGGAGTTACTTTAGGGTATCATAGACTCCTTGCTCATAGGGCATTTCGTCTTCCTAAATGGTGTGAAAGATTTTTTGCAACTTGTGGAGCATTAAGTGCAGAATATGGACCTATTACTTGGGTTGGATTGCATAGACAGCATCATAAGCATTCTGATAAGGCATTAGATCCTCATAATAGTAATAGGGGATTTTGGTGGAGTCATTGTAATTGGATGTTTGTTAGAGTTCCTGGAGAGAAGAGAGTTCGTAGATATGCATTAGATTTGAGAAAGGATCCATATTATAGATGGTTAGATCAATCATTCATATTGTTGCAAATTCCCTTAGGATTGTTACTATATGTGTTAGGGGGATGGGCATTTGTGCTTTGGGGTATTCCTTTAAGACTTGCTATAGTGTATAATGTTACATGGTTGGTGAATTCTGCTAATCATAAATGGGGCAATAGACCTCATGCTACTGATGACAACTCCACTAATAATAAGTGGGTGGCAGTATTAACTTTTGGTGAAGGATGGCATAACAATCATCATGCTTTTCCTCAGTCTGCTAAACAAGGTATATTACCAGGACAAATTGATTTGACTTGGTATCATATTAAATTACTAAAGAAACTTGGATTAGCAAAAAGTATTAAGACTTTTTAATTATGAAAGATCTTCGTAAAGCATTGAAGACTCCTCTTAGATATCCTGGAGGGAAGTCTAGAGCAGTCACTAAGATGGATGCATATTTTCCAGACTTGGGAAATTATGTTGAGTTTCGTGAACCTTTCCTTGGTGGGGGAAGTGTAGCAATACATATTAGTAAGAAGTATCCTCATTTAAAAATTACAGTTAATGATCTTTATGAACCATTGGTAAATTTTTGGATGAACCTCCAAATGTTTGGAGTGGAAATGAAAGATCAATTATTAGATTATAAACTTACTCATGACAATCCTGATTCGGCAAGAGAATTATTCAATAACTCCAAAGATATATTGGGGAAGACTAGTGAGTCACCCATTGACCGCGCTGTGGCTTTCTATATTGTTAACAAGTGCAGTTTTAGTGGTCTCACTGAAAGCTCTAGTTTTTCATCTCAAGCTTCCCATAGCAATTTTTCAGTCCGGGGGATTAAAAAATTACCTGGATACCAAGAGATAATATCTAATTGGCACATAAATGGATACTCTTATGAGTATCTAATGACCAATAATATGCATGATGGAATATTCATGTACTTAGATCCTCCTTATGATATAAAGGATAATCTTTATGGTAAGAAAGGATCTATGCATAAGAACTTTGATCATGATCAATTTGCTAAGGATTGTGATAAGCATAGTATTCCAATGATGGTCAGTTATAATTCTGATCAATTAGTTAGAGATAGATTCAAAGGTTGGAATGCTGCTGAGTTTGATCTTACTTATACAATGCGTTCAGTTGGTGAGTATATGAGAGAACAGAAGGCAAGAAAGGAATTATTATTGATGAATTATTCTAATGAGTCGGAGGCAATGGCTGCATGAATAATCGTGAAAAGTTAGACAAACTTCGTTGGAGGACTAATCAAAAGTCTGAGAACATTGTTTTTTATTCTTATAAGATGAGTGAGCATGATCATATTAATGAGCATGAATTCAAACGTCTAAAGCATAGTATCTCATCTATCAGGGAGTTTAATAATGAAGTATCTGTTTATCTTTTTTGCGACAAGCCTAATCTTGTTCCCGATAATTTCAAGTCTGAGTATTCTGTTCTCATAAGACCTTTTGTTCAGGGATTTGATCATGACATGTTAAGTGCGTGGTCAATTCATCGATGGTATAATCTTAAGTCTTTTCAGAGAAGAGATTGTAATATTCTTTATCTTGATTCCGATACTATTTTTTATGATAATGTTCAATATCTTTTTGATACTTATTGTTATTATGATGTATATGGTAGAGAGGAGTATGGATTTAGATTTGATCCTAATATAGGAGGTGGTGTAAAGATAAGAGAACAATTAGATAGGGTTGATGAGGCTATCTATGATTTGGGTGGAAGGGGTTCAATATATAAGTATTGTTGTGGAGTGATGTTACTTAATAATAATGTTCATAATTATATTATTGAGAGTTTGGATGATCTATCTGAGTTGATGAATGACTTTAAGAGAAAGGAACAATTTTATCCTATTCCTAATCCAA